TAGTATGGAGGACATATTAAAAGAAATCCAAAAGCTAGTTTTGGGTGTTATCAATGCTCAAAAGCTCACTACGGTTGTTTATGGCACTGTTTTAAGTATAAACCCATTAGAAGTCCAAATTGATCAAAAGTTGACACTTAGAGAGGAACACCTAAAACTAACTCGCGCTGTAATGGATCATGAGGTAGAAATGAGTGTGAATGGTGGAACTAAGCAGATTTATAAAGTTTATAACGGCCTAAAACAAGGTGACAAAGTGACGATGTTCCGTGTTCATGGAGGACAACAATTTTTAATCATAGATAAAGAGGTGGTTTGATGATTCCACAAAATGGATTTGAAGAAGAATTAACAGCAGATTTTGAGGAAATGGTTCAACCCTCTCGTACCTACAAACTGGATTTAGAACGAAAGCGCATTATCGGCTATGCAGATGGACGAGAAGCCATTGAAAAGGCTATATATAAAGCGTTAAGTACAGAGCGTTATGACCATTTAATTTATTCATGGAATTACGGTGCTGAAATAGCAAAACTGTTCGGCCAGCCTATACCCTATGTGTATAGCGAACTAAAAAGTTTGATAACAGAAGCATTAACACAAGATGATCGCATCCATAGTGTTGATGCTTTTTCTTTTAGTCATGTGAAGCATAAAGTATATGTTCAATTAACAGCTCATACGATTGTGGGAGAAATTGAAGTTACAAAAGAGGTGGTGGTTGCATAATGTTTGAGCATCAAAGCTTTGAAGTGATTGTTGAACGTATGTTAGAGCGAATCAGTAATGATGTAGATAAACGGGAAGGTGCCATTATCTATGATACAGGAGCAATGACAGCGAAAGAACTTCAAGAGATGTATATAGCGTTAGACAGTATTATTTTAGAGACATTTCCTGAAACAGCATCCCGTCCAAATTTAATAAAAAGAGCAGAAGAATACGGTGTCTATCCTTATAAAGCAACCAATGCCATATTGAAAGGTGTGTTCAGCAAAGATATTCCTATTGGGTCTCGATTTTCACTTGGCGAATTAGATTATATAGCCATCCAGCGAATTGCTCCAGGTGTTTATGAAATGCAATGCGAGACAACAGGCGTGATCGGTAATACACAGTTCGGTGCCTTAATTCCAATTGAATACATTGATGGTCTTGAGACAGCAGAACTAACAGAGCTATTCATACCTGGTGAAGATGAAGAACCTACGGAGGATTTCCGTAGACGTTTTTTCCTCACTCGAAAGCAAATACCGTATGGAGGCAATCGGGATGATTATATCCAAAAAGTTATGAGCATTCATGGTGTTGGAGGTGTTAAGCCATATCGTACTCCAACAGGTGGAGGTACAGTCGGAATAACCATTATTAATTCAGATTTTAACCCTCCAACAGCTTCATTAATTGAGGAAGTGCAAACGATATTAGATCCAGTTGTGAATAGTGGAGAAGGGCTAGGAGTTGCTCCATATGGTCATCGGGTAACGGTGAGTGGAATTGAAACAGTTACTACTGATATTTATTTAAAATTAGTCATCTCCAATGTGACAATAGGGCAACTTCAAAATGAGGTGGAAGATGCAATTAGAGATTATTTCTTTTCACTCAGAAAAGATTGGCAAAATGCGAATTTTATAATTGTTAGGCAGCTACAAATCGAATCTAGATTGCTAGATATTGTTGGAATTGGCGATGTATTGGAATCAACAATTAATGGACAAGATAGTAATTTCAATTTAGCTCACAATCAAGTTCCTGTACTTGGGACGGTGATTTTGGATGCTTGATAATCGAGTCGCACGAAATTTGCCAGATATTTATGATGGCATTAAAGAAACAGACGAACTTACAGAGACAGTAGCCGTTGAATTAGACAACTTGGATGTCGCACGTAAACAAGTAGAAATCGAACAATTTATTATGACAGCCAGTGAAAAGTTCTTACGAATGCGTGAGCGAGGATATGATATTCTTGCAGATCCTTCAACAGAGTCATTAGATTTCCGTAGACGACGATTAATAGTAAGACAGTCAACGAGGTTACCGGTTACTCAAAGAAAGGTTCATGAAATCCTAACAGAACTAGTAGGGCATTCAAATTTTGAAGAATATTTAGATGCTGAAATTTGTACAACCACTTTTGTTTTTGATGCGACGGATGCCACTTTAAATAGAGAAATTGATTTAACACTTGAACAGATTATTCCATTAAATATGGATTTAAAAGTTGCAAGACGTTTGATGACAAATTTATTCTTGCCAAGTTACCTCTCAACAGGTTCAGAGATAACTTTATACCCAATGAATATCGATAATCTAGAATCTTATACACAAAGCAATAGTTTAGTAGGTGTTCAAACAGCATCGACAATTACTCTTACACCATTTTAAGAAAGGAGTGATATTGTGGTTCAAGCACAATATGGAACATTAATCACCAATATCGGGCTAGCTAAAATAGCAAATGCACAAGTTACCCAATCAAAAGTAGGTTTAGAAAATATCGCACTGGGTGATGGAAACGGTGCACATTATGTACCCACGCAAAACCAAACAGCTCTAGTTAATGAAGTATGGAGGGGGCCTGTTGTTGACGTATCAATTGATCCGAAAAATAACAACAGGATTACTGTTAAGGCAGTTATTCCAGTAACTGTCGGAGGATTTACTATACGTGAAATTGGCGTATTTGATAACGAAGGATTTTTGATTGCAGTTGGCCAATATCCTGAAAAATACAAACCACAACTAATTGAGGGTGTGGCAGAAGAAACCATAATTCATTTTGTTATCGAAACAAATAACGCCAATGTTGTTAAGTTAAATATTGATCCTACTGTGATTATTGCTAGTCAGGAGTATGTAGACAAAAAGTTTAACTATCTCGATTCACGAATTGGTGATACAAGTAAGCTGGAAACAGATTATAAAAAGGATACTGTTGGTGCAGTTAATGAAATTCAACATGAATTAAATGACATAGTGGAAAGTTTGGGTTTTCATGAGCCCATTTCTGAAGTTTTAGAGCGTGGAGCGAATGAAATTAATGCACCTGTCAAAACCCTTTGCTCTGTGGTAGGGCTAGACGGTCGTACGATTACCAACTATGCCCCGTTATTCGATGGTGGTACATGGGTGTTAACAGAGAACACAGCAACGACAACGATAATGGTTGTACGACCGAACAAGTTGTCGGTTACAGTGAACGATATTACAAAGCCGATTGCTACTGCATGGTCCTATATTACGGGTCTTGTACCAGGTAAGACATACATCATGTCTATGATTAGTACATTTAATGCGTATATTGACTATTACACAGCGAACGGGCTTCATTCACGTGTACCTGTGTATATCAACGGCGTGTCCCAATCATTCACAGTACCAACAGACACGTCCATTATAAAAATAGCACTTTCGATTTTAGAACCTGATACTGGGCGTAAAACAGGCACATTTACAGCAGAAAATGTACAGATTAACGAAGGTAATACAGCCCTACCCTTTGTCGCAAATATGCAGGGTATTACAAACCCGACAATAGAAAACATTCGCGATAACTTGATACCTGCGTTCCACATGGGCGGTGCAGTTCACGTACCTGGTTGGATGTATTTAACAGTGATCGACCATACAGGGACGTCATGGGAAGCTACCTCAAACCCCCGCGTACTTGTACCCGTCGTGCCTGGTACAAAATACACGTTTTCTTGTATACGTAACGCCCAGGTAAAGATCACGACCAACAAGGGCAGCCATTTAGACGCCGATCAACTTACAACTTTATTCGAGGAAAGCACGGTACAAAATGGGAACATGAACTGTACGTTTACGGTACCCGCAGGGATTAACTTTATTCGTATTGTATTTATGACAACTGCGGGTGGCTATGTATCTAGTCCTATGATGGTCAAAGGATCAACGCCAGCTGCGTACAAGCCACAGGTACGCGAAGCATTGACCGTGAAAACGACTTTGCATACAGGCGAGTCGTTAAAAGTCGACGTGGCGGGGCAACTAGTCAAAACGAAGAAATACGAAACGATAGAGCTGGGGGACGTCAACGCTAGATATATCGGTATACAAACAGGGCTACACCTCGTAGACATTGCCCTGGGGCTAGTAGGTAACGACATACCTGCTACCTTAATTAAGTTTAATGGTGCTGTTTGTAAGCAACTTAACTACACTACAGGTAATAGCGGCAATGATACCTTTTATCTAGACTCACGTATAGCTACCGTTGACGGCGGCGAACTGCGAATCTCCATAGCGGACACAGAAAGTGGCTGGGGACCTACCTACCAACCGACACCCGCCGAAATTAAGGCGTACTTCATGGGCTGGAAAATGTACGCAGACGGAGCAGGCGGCAGAAATGAACTGTATGAAACCGCGAAGGGCACTAAGTATTGGTACCCTATTTCCCGTGTAAACGATACATTTGATTCTGCCTACCGAACAGTTAGCACAGCACCTACAACATTTGCTAACAACAAAGCAAGCTGGCAACCTTACAAGTTACGTTACTTACTCAAAACGCCTGTATCAGAGGTCGTAGCCACAGCTGGAAGCCTAACACTAGACGAAGGCGAAAACAAGCTAGTCGTTAGCGAGGGTCGTATCGTACGTGAAGTAACAAAGCCGTACCATTACAAAACGACAACGCCAGATGGCACTGTGTACAATCGTTACGAGATCAATACACAGACACAAAGCCCACTAGCTTACAATACTGCTAACATTCTACAGGTCTACAAAAACGGAAAACCCGACTATACCTGGAGAATTGAGAACGTAGCCATTGCAGGGTCTGTACGCGCATTATTAGATGCAAATCTTTTTGACCCAACAGCCGTATATACAGTTGATTATATACCACAGGAGAAATATTGTGTATCAGTACCAACGAACGTTATAACAGTTGAATATGCAGACAAGTTAGGCGGTGTTATACAATCGCTTGTTACTACAGCAGCAAAATTAGGAGCACAAGCAGCAAATATACAAAACAGCCAAAGTTACCGTTTCGGTAAAGACGAAGGCGGACTATACATTATCATTGACGAGGATGTGATTACATGACAGGTGTTAAAACATATTTAGGTGGCGGCAAGGTAATGAAGTCCCAAACCTTTTCCGCAAGCGGCACGTTTACAGTACCCGCGGGCGTAACCGAAGTGTACCTAACAGGCGGCGGCGCTGGTGGTGGAGGCAGCGCTAGTCAGGGTACTTCTGGAATTGCGGCAAACGGAACCGCTGGGGGCATAACCTCATTTGGCGCTTTACTGTCTCTTAATGGCGGCGGCGGTGGTAGCGCTAGTACTGCTGGTCTAGAGAGCTCAATAGGTGGTGGCGCTGGCGGTCCTGGTGGTCAAAGTGGTCAAGGTCCTTATAATAGTTACACCAATCAATTTTTTGGCGCAGGAAACGGCGGGAATAGCGGACCCTACCACGGCGGGTACGGTGCGGCGAGCTCTCTTAGCCAAAGCTCAAGAAACGGGGGCAATTGTTCTGGTGGAGGGGGTGCCACAGCCTTAAACAATACCTCAATAGCCGCTGGTGGCGGTGGCGGTCATTTTGTATACGATCACAAAGTATCAGTGACGCCTTTGGCAAGTATGGCGGTAACGATTGGTGTTGGTGGTAACGGAGGAACTGCTGGCGGCTACATTGGAGGCAAAGGCGGCGACGGCATACTAACAGTGAAATGGTGGGAATAACATGAAACGATACGTACAAATATTATGGGGCAAAGCGCATTGGATTTTTGAAGCAGAGACAGTTCCAGAGTTTGCGCCTGATATTGTCATTATTGACATTACAGACAAACCAGAGATACAAGAGGGCTGGGACTACGACGAGGAAACAAGGGATTTTACTGCACCAGTTGTACCTGAGCCAACACCAATAGAACCAACACCAACTTTAGAGGAAATGCAGGCAAAAACATTACTTAATACAGAATATCTAGTTTCAAGAAGTGAATTATTAGGAGGAATGTAGAATGTCAGTCTATGAACTATGTAAATTTTTAATTGATCGCAAACGTTATGAGCATGAGGCTATGTTAAATAAGGTGAATGTTTTTTATGCTAATAACCAATTGAAAGATGATGAATATACAGGGTTACTAACTGTAATGGATGAACAGAAAACGCAAGCAGAGGCTTAGCGTTATTTTTTATGCCTTCACAGGTAGATGTGAGGGCTTTTATATTGATTTCCGAGGTGAACTAATGGATGAACAACGTATTGGGAAGTTAGAACATGATATGAATGATGTGAAAACTCGCTTAGCCGTTGCTGAATCAAATATCAGGGAAATTAGAGAAGATATTGGTGGAATTAAAGATAATACAACTTGGATTTTAAGATTAGTTATTGGTGGACTAGTGGGAGCATTGTTGACCTATATTATAAAAGGAGGAACGATTTAATATGAAAATTAACTGGAAAATACGTCTAAAACACAAGCCATTTCTTTTTGGGACATTTTCGTTATTACTGTTATTAATTCAACAAATCGGAGCGCTTTTTGGGTATAATACAACGATTTACAATGAACAAGTAACAGATATCTTCAATACTGTGCTTGCCATGTTAGTTTTATTTGGCGTAGTGAGTGATCCAACAACGCCAGGACTAAATGATAGCGAAAGAGCGATGGAATATAACAAAAAGGATGGTGTGAAATGACATCCACAATTGAACAACGCTTAATGTCAGGACTACCTAATAAGGCTTTAACGGCAGTAAAATATGTCATTGCCCATGAATCAGGTAATATTAATAACACAGGTCCAAATGCTTTAGAAAATGAAATTGTTTATATGAACCGTAATAAAGCTAATGCTTTTACGTCTCACTGGGTAGGTGGAGGAGGACGTATCGTGCAAATTGCGCCAGTTGGCAGGTTGCAGTATGGTTGTGGTCCAAAAGGTAATCCACTTAGCTATGCCCAGGTGGAATTGGCTCGTACTTCTGATAAAGAGCAATTCAAGAAGGACTATGCTGCTTACATCTGGTTGTTGAGAGAGCTTGCAAAAGAGGCTGGAATACCTGTTGTGTTGGATGGGGCAGGTAATGGCATCAAGTCACATCGATGGATTACGGATAATTTGAAAGGCACAACACATAGAGATCCGTATTCGTATTTAGCGAGTATGGGAATCTCCGAGGCGCAATTCAAACTAGATATTTTGAATGGGTTGGAGGAAGTAAAAGGTGCGCAAATTACAGAAGCGAAAGTTATGCTTAATGATGATAAAACAATTCCTGCTGTGATTATAGATGGTAGGACGCATGTTCAAGTCCGTGAGCTAGCCGATCTTTTAGGATTAAAACTCGTTTATAACAATGAGAGCAAAACAACAAAATTGTATGAAGTAAAATAATTGTAATTTTAAAGCCCAAGTACTCATTTGAAAGTGAGTACCTGGGCTTTTTTTGTTTAATATTCCCTTACTTCAAATGAAGCGATTTTAGTGAATTGCATAATTTAAAGGAATAAGCAGGAGTGAAGGTGCTCCTCATCACTTTCACTCCTATTTTATCTTTAGGAAAGGTTGCTGAGGTGATACTTTACGATACATAGTGTATTAAATATAAAACAATACTGTCCAGAGACAGTCCTGCTAAGAATGTTTTTAAAATAAACTAGAAAAGAAATTTTTCGTAGTGCTAACAATTGAATTAAAAGTAGAGGAAATGAAATTAATAGCAGCACTTATTGCATTTTTTACAGTTTCCACAA